ATGAATCCGTTTAACGCCATTACTTTTGCTGCATTGTGCGGGCCTCTGGCTTGTCCTGCCGCTATGGCGCAGGAGTTCATCATCCAGCCAGCCCCTGTGATTGCTAAACCTTTTGAGTACTCTCCTTCTGTTGAGGAATTCTCACGCAGAATGGAAGAGGGTAAGGAGATCTTGCAAAAGTTAACAATTGCAGCAGATGACTACTATATCTGTTTGATTGATCTTAATAGCCAAGATGCTCGCGAGTTTGTTTCCAAAAACGGGACAGATACGACAGAGGCATGCGAAATGTTCCTGCGTGCTTTTGAAGAAGAAGTGAAGCGTACAATTGAATCGCCTCTGCCTGAATTTATCAGGTCAGAACTGAAGGTTTACTGGCGTCATATTGCTAAAGCTCGCTCATCTGTCACTCGCCTTAACAATTACATAAAGAGCATATTTAAAGAAACTGTTACTTTTAGCGGGCGCGCGGATCTTGCTGGAATTGCAGCACTAGCTAGTCACACATCAAATAAGCTAAAATCGATGCAATTTCACTAACCGATAGCGGACGACCATGCATCTAGAAGTCTCTATTAATCCAGAAACTAGAGCTGAATTTTTTGATGAAGTTTTTCTCAAATTCCCGGAGCTAGAGTCTTCTATCATTGATGATTTCAAGAGATACAAAGCAACCGGTGAGCTTCCGCATTATTTCGGTAGGGACGTTGCGTATACTCAGCCCTATGGTGCTTTTCGGGCTGGGTTGATGCATATCCATCTTTGTCTACCGCCAAACAAGTTTCCCGAGAAACTTCCACAACCGGATAGGGTCTGCAAGAAAGGTGATCCTGATAATGATGCTTGTCTTGTGTATGTCCAAGGTGAGCTTTATGAGAATAAATATTCACTCATTGCTATTATGTATCCCGATGCACATGAAAAAGCAAGAAAACATGATGTGATGAGCTATCTGGCGCGAATTGCCCAGAATTATAAAGATGAAAACTAACCCGCCGAAGCGGGTTTTTTGTGAGATTAGTTATTTATTTTCCTATTTGTTCTTACCCTCTCCCATTCAATTCTGCCTTCTTCACGCCGTTTATCTATATATTCAGCAAGATCCTGAATGTTGATGCAGCGCTTTGCTTTCTGTGATGTACCAACACGATAAGTCGGGATCGGCAATTGGCATGCATTTGCTTTCGCTTCTGCTGTGTTAGGGCTCATACCGAAATACTTTTGGCATACAGCTGACAGCTCAATGTTTGGGGTATTGAATTCAGCCATCAGTAAAAACAAGGTGTTCATAATTTTCTCCATCAAAACCGGCTGCACCCGGGAAGATCATAATTCTGTGCTGGTGGCAGGAATTAATTTCTGCCAGATAGCGGAAACATATTTTGCCTGATGACGGGCATCAGCCAGGGCGTTGTGCCGTTCGCCATCGAAAGGCATGTCCATTTTGGGGTCGAATCCGATGGAACGCCCAAGCGTAACGATCGTGCGTACATCGTGGTCATTCCAGTATGCCCACGGGCAGATTTGTCCTGCTCGCTCATAAGCTCCACGTAAAATTACGTTGTCGAAGGTGGCTCCGTTACCCCAGACTTTTAAATATTTCGTATTGTCTGCGTGCCGGTTAATGAAATGATTTAGTTCTGAGAGAGCATCGCGGATCGACAAAGTATCATCAATACAGATTGCAGCTCGTGCTTCAGGGCTTTGTTTCAACCACCACAGGATGGTATCGCCGTCAGGTGTAGCTCCTTGCCCCATAGCACTTTCCAGGCTAACAACCGTATAGAATTCTTGTCCGATGTCTCCGGTTTCTGGAGTGAAGAACACCGCGCCAATGGAAACGATCGGTGCATCCTTATTTTTCCCCATCGTCTCAAGGTCGATCATTAAGTTATTCATTACTTCACCTCCTGCGTTTCTTTGCTGCTGTGAATTCGCCAGTTACCGACGTCTTCCCATTCAAACTGGCGGTTACTAATTCGCGTCCAGCCCCTGCCGAAAAGCAAATCCAGATACCAGTATTTTAAAGTTCTGATAATTGCTCTTACAGTTGGTTTGCATCCAGAAGTCTTTGATGCGCAAATAAAGCACCGAGTTATGCTCATGGCCTCTACAAAAGGCCAGATAAACCAAACCCAGATGCAAAGAGCCACGAACAACATGAGCGCGATGTTAGCCACTAAGCCAGACCAGTACAGATAATTACTCACTGGTTGCCTCTTTCATAAAAATAATCCAGTGGGTTTTATCGTTTTTTCCTGTTCGTTGACCGATAACAGGTTTTCTGTCTGTCAGTGCCAAAATCTGGCTTACCGGTATTTGCGTTTCATTCCATTTAAAAACCAGAACACCGTTTGGCCACAACACACGAAAGGCTTCTTTAAATCCCTGCCGCAAATCATCACGCCAGGTATCTTTATTCAGCCGTCCATATTTCTTTCCCATCCAGGCGTTATCACCAACACGCTCAAGATGCGGAGGGTCGAATACAACAACCGGAAACGATGCGTCTGCAAATGGTAATGCACGAAAATCTGCTATCAGGTCAGGGCTAATTATCAGGCGTCGTCCATCACATAATGTGTGCTCTTCCTTTCTGATGTCGCTAAATATCGCCCGGTCGTCATTCTTATCGAACCAGAACATGCGACTGCCACAGCACATGTCGAGGATTGCTGCATGTCCAGTCACTGGTTGCCTCCTTTGCGAATCTGCTCCGCCCATTCTTCAAGGGATTTCTCCGCATATTCACCGGACAGGCCATCAATCGGATGCGGTTCATTAGCTAACTCTTCTTTCGCTGACAGAATCATGCGCGTAACGTCGAAAACTTCACGTAAAGACTTATTGATAAATCCGTGGTTGAAAGCAGCAGCAAGACGACTTGCGGTATAGTTAATTCCCTCGTTGCGAGCCTCCGCACGAATTTCAGCCAGAAAAGCATCGGTGGCTGGAATTTGCGGCATACCTCCGCCTGCTGCGCAGATATACGCATCAGATATTTCATCCTGCTCGCCATTAAACACATAGCAACTCTGTACGATAAATTTATTCAGCCGCGCATTCTCCGCCGCCAGCGTCTCGTATTTAGCTTCAAGCGCGTCGAACTTACGTACTAGGTACTCAGCATTTGTTTCGTTCACTTTCAGATCTCGCGGTACACATTTCCCGCGAAGAAACCCTTCCATTTCGAAAACATTCATGCGCATTTGCGTAACTCCGATAACTCGTTAAAACGTTCCATAAACATCCCGTAGGCATGGCCTGGTGACAGTGGAATAACTTTGAACATCTCTGTTGCCGGGATGCCTTCCAGTACAGGCCAGAAAGAGCCATCATCAAGCCCGAGATCGCGGCGTTCGGTTGCCAACATAATGAGATCGGCATATTTCACTGGCGTGCTCATAACAGGAGGTAACCCGTATTTTTCACGGATTACGGTGTCTATTTTTTCTTCCATCCGTTTATAGTCAGGAAGAAGTCGTTTCAGTGGCGCGGGGATGTCCTGGCAATATGCTTCTGTTGCATCATGCATTAACGCTTCAAAAGCAAATTCCTGCGGTACCAGCTGGCTGCAAAGCACCGCATGTTGGGCGACGCTGTAGAAGTGTGAAAGATGGCCGGCAAAGCGACAGATATTTGAAAGGGAAACCGCGATATCGTTAATAACGATGTCATCTTTATTTATCTTGTCATAATAAAAATGCTTCCCGGAAAAAGTTTTAATAAATGACATTTCGTTCTCCACTTTATATGCGCTGCACCGCGCTGAATTCGGGTAAAAGGAATCCCGCACCATCCGGCGATTATTGAGTTAATTACGTTTCCATAAATGCCCCCGCAGGGGCATTTGCAGTAATGAAATCAGGCGGTGAAAGTACCAATAAAAGTTTCTACTTTGCTGTCTTTGAATTTCTCAACAAGCAGATCACGAAATTCGTTAGCCATTTCTTCCTGCACTGCTTCCAGCTGAATAATGCGCAGAACCAGTACAGGACGATCGCCAGTGATAATGCTGAGGCGTAATTTAAACGGACGTTCTTTCAGGCCTTCAAACGGAACGCATTTAAATTCAAATGCCACTGGCATAATGTCTTTGGTCTTCGCTTCGACAGACTCCATCAGGGAGCGTTTGCCGCTGAAGTCATTGTCTTCAAAATCAGCGGTCTGGTTCGCTTCAATTGTGATTTTACGGATCGCCGCAGCCGCTTTGGTTGCCTGAATGGCGTCACCATTAGCATCAAAGCCCACAAGGTAGTCGGCCCAGTCTTCAATCCATTCTGCCAGTGACTTTTGGGAGTTACGCTCGCCATTAACAGACAACAGAGCAGAGAACGGTGCTGTCTTTTTCAGTTTGAGAGTGGCGGTGTTATCTGCGTGACCTGGTTCATCAATAGTACCCAGGTTAAGCACACTGACGGCTCGCATATTATCGGCATCGATAAAGCAGCGGGTGCCTTCATCTGCAAGATCTTTAGAATAACGGGTAAAGTCATCGATGCTGGCAGTGGAAAGTGCACCACGGAAACGGAAACGATTTAAATTAAATTTTTCCAGATCATGAATGCGGAAATTCTCAGGCAATGCCACAGCATCGGCACCAATATTACTGATAATTTCATTAACACCCTGAGCAGAAATAAGGGCATGGATTTGATTAATTGCGGTTGCGTCTAAGTTCTGAGACATAATAAGTCCTCACTATATTAAGATATTCAGTGATGAGATAAATAATCAGTTAATTAAAAACGATATTAACGACCTGCTGCGCGGAGTTTTCCGTCAGGTTCACCGGCAAGAGTCAGCAACTGTCCCTGGTCTTCCTGCAGAATAGTCAGGCGACCACCGCGATTGACATACATCGGTGTTTCGGTGGTGTCTTCTTCGGAAATTTTCCCGCGGTTAGTCGGGCGAACATATGAGAGTTTGTGTTTGATTTTCACTCGGTTCTCATCAAACGGTTCGATTTCTAGGTTGAGCGAGACCTTACCTTTGGTTTTCGTGTTCATCACACCGGAAGCGACTTCACTGAGAACTGCGCCGATTTTGGTTTCAAATACGCCGCCGTCCAGCTCCCCGATAAATGCCTGCACATCAGTACTGCGTTCGCTAGCCATTTTGCTGCTCCTCATCATATCGACCCTGCAAGGTCGGTTAGTTTCTCCACAAAACAGAGAAGAACACCTGCGGTGACTGCCGCCCGGATGGATTGGGTTATGAGCCCGTCGTCCGGTGATGCTCTTCTCTGTTTTGTAAAAAGGACGGTACCAGCCGGAAGCAAGGGTACAAGCTGGTACCGCCAAGACTACACACAGCATAAAGTTGTGGTGCCGGGTGCCTCCCGGTGCCTGGCGAAGGTTGCACACCAGGCGGGTGGGTATCCACAGAAGGTCGACTGTCAGCCTCAACCTTAACCCGCGTGCGCTGAGCCGCATTCACCACAACGCTAAGGATTCTCTCTGGTTGAAAATACTTAGCTGTTATGTGCCTGTCTTTTCACCACTTCAGGCTCGGTGGTATCCTTTTAAGCCCGTATACATAAAAGGAAAATCAAATGACTTTTGATGAAAAAGAACTTGATAATGCAATTAATAAAATCATCGTAACGTCGCTCTTTTCCTGTCTCAGCGACACTCAGCAGAAACAGTTCTACGAATCGGCTTTCAACATGATCGAGCGTTGTTGTTTCTGCGATGCCGACGAGTTACCTGAAAAAATCAGGAAACAGTTGGCTGATGCTCTTCGAGTGCGACTTTCTGACCAATTTTCTGAAATGTGCTCTCCGAATTTGGACAAATAGAAAAAGGCCATTTCCATTCAGGGTCTGATGGAAATACTTCAGCCTGTTCCAAAGCACGGCGTAAAGAGAACACAACTCCAGCCATAATCTGATGTTTCCCATTGGTCCAGCTATCGCCGCTCTGATCTACAGGGGCGGCTATGTCGTATGACCAAACGACTTCACAGTTATTGTTTAAAATCTGGACTTTCATTTTGTTCTTTAACCTCCAGATACGGGCGTTTAATTGCCCCGCCGAACAGCTCTTTTCCGCAATAGCTGCAATGTCTTTCGCGCATCAGCCTGCGCATTCACCACAACGCTAAGGATTCTCTCTGGTTGAAAATACTTAGCTGTTATGTGCCTGTCTTTTCACCACTTCAGGCTCGGTGGTATCTTGGTGTTTTCATATAGCCAAGAAGGAAATAGTTATGACCAAAGAAGAAAAAATTCTTTATTTATTCCAACTATCGGTTAAGACTCACACTGCATATCAGACTGCTGCCATGACATCAGATAAAAATTACAGTACGTCAGAAAACCCGATAGACGACATAAGCAAGCTTTACGATAAGTTCGAAGCACTACTCGATAAAAAGTTTGCTGAGGCTGGGCTTGAGTGATTGTTGAATAATCGACAAAACCCAACTTAAATTTTCGTCAGTGGGCTCGATGCCATGTGCGGTGAGCTCACTTTTCAAAACTCCAAGCAATTCAGAGCTGATTTTCAATATATCTGCTTGATTTCTAACTATTCCCACTTTTTCCTCCCTTGGTCTACGCGCGGTCATGTTTTACGCCCAAACGACTTCACAGTTATTGTTTAAAATCTGGACTTTCATTTTGTTCTTTAACCTCCAGATTTCCGCGCATCTAAAGGCGCATTCTCATTTGGTGTGAACTGAATAGTTGTGCTGATATTGATTAATGCCCCGACACACAAGACTACGCACTCAGAGCAGATAGCAACTTCATCTTTTCCGCCTTTGGCGATGATTTTTTTTGCCTGCAGCTCGTTTGCGCCACAAAACGAGCATGTGAAATAACGGTTCATTTGCGCTCTCTTACACATAGTATTTAACGAATCATCCGGTCATTCATACGCCACCGGCGGCTACTTCGTGTTCGTCCTGACTGTTCGTTTTTGACATTTACTGACCGCTTACGACACATGCACCATGCACCGTGTTGCAACTAGATTTTGTTGTAATCCTGTAGTTGGTCTGGAACAAAAGATAAAATTAAAATGCGATATACGCAAGTAATATTTTGCGAGATGTGCAAAATTATGGGTGATAAAAAGCCACCTTTCGGTGGCCGATGGATGGGATATTGAAGTTAATTATGTCTCTTAAGGGTTTGCGACTGACTGATTAAGACCTTTCCAAAGACCATGAATCGGTGTTCGTTTTCGCTAGTAATTCCCCATTCACGGTAAATCTGGTTATCAGAAATCACCAGCAGTTTGTCAGGAATCATTTGAAGTCTTTTAACGTATATTTTGTCATCAAAACCAAAGACATATATACCATCACCATCAAACTGATTGATGCTGACATCAACGAAGATGAGATCTCCTGGCTCAATGGTTGGACACATACTGTCCCCACGAACGTTGATAACTTTGATGTGATTGGCTGGTCGTCCGCCGAACATTGATACAGCATTATCAGTTCTGTATTCGATGGCATGAATCACATCAATGACATCACCGCCCTGGATAAGGCCATTTCCCGCACTGGCACTGATATCCAACATTTCAATACGGAACACATCCTTCACCTGCGCAACATCCTCATCATTACTGTTTTTATATACAGTATTACTTTTGAGGGCAGAGGTAAAGAGATCAGCAATATCAACACCTAAGCTCTTGGCAATATTACTCAGTGTTTGTTCGGTAAATTGTTTCTGCTTACCCGTTTCTAAGCGCGAGATGTTCGCCGCATCTACTCCTATTGCTTCAGCGAGATCGGCGATTTTCATGTTCTTCGCTTGGCGAAGTTGTCTGACTCGTTTTCCTATGTTCATGCGTTTATTACATTTCTTTATTGCGTGATAAGCAAATCAACTTGCGCAAAATACTTGCGTGAAATAACATGCATAACGCGCAATATTTGGAGGATATATGCAATCACCATTACGAAATGTGCGTAAGGCGCATGGTTTCACTTTGCAGCATGTTGCTGCGGGTGTTCAAGTCAATCCAGCGACGTTGAGTCGTATTGAGAGGCTGGAGCAGATTCCATCTATCGAGCTTGCAGAACGTTTAGCCAATTTTTTTAAGGGTGAAATCAGCGAAATGCAGATTCTTTATCCGGCACGTTTTCAATCTAGCCAAAACCAGAATGGGTTTAAACCACAGGAACAGGAGGTGAACCGTGGGTAAGCATCACTGGAAAATAGAAAAACAGCCTGAGTGGTACGTGAAAGCTGTCAGAAAAACTATCGCGGCGTTGCCGGGTGGTTACGCTGAAGCGGCTGATTGGCTCGATGTAACAGAAAACGCTTTATTCAACCGCCTTCGTGCAGATGGCGATCAGATTTTCCCGCTGGGATGGGCAATGGTTTTACAGCGTGCTGGTGGCACTCACTTCATTGCTGATGCTGTGGCGCAGTCTGCAAATGGCGTATTTGTGTCTCTTCCTGACATCGAGGATGTGGACAACGCCGATATCAACCAACGCCTGCTGGAGGTCATTGAACAGATCGGCAGTTATTCAAAACAGATTCGTTCAGCAATTGAAGACGGTGTAGTGGAACCGCATGAGAAGACAGCAATTAACGATGAGCTGTACCTCTCAATTTCGAAGCTGCAGGAGCATGCAGCACTGGTCTACAAAATCTTTTGCGTTTCAGAAAGTAGTGACGCCCGCGAGTGTGCAGCTCCGGGCGCCGTGGCGTGTCGTGACTGTGGAGAAACTAACGCATGAACAGTTTAACAACACACTACCGTCGCTCGCAACTGATTGCGCTTCCTGTACCGGGTGGAAAAGCGAAGGTGGAGTATTGCTATGCAGTGAATGTACCAGGTGACAGGGAAATTGTAACCCACAGCTTTGCAGAGTGGGCTGTGGGGGATTTCAACCGGCAGAAGGAGACAGTCCTTTGCGACAAGTTAACCGCTGGTTCAAAGATCACTACGGAGTGCCCGTCAGAGTCATTCGTTGGGAACCGGAAACACAACGGGTTATCTACCTCCGCGAAGGCTATGAGCATGAGTGCTTCAGTCCGCTCGAACAGTTTCGTCGTAAATTCAGGGAAATAGAGGTCGGTCATGAGCACTAAATTAACCGGCTATGTATGGGATGGTTGCGCAGCGTCAGGCATGAAATTATCCAGCGTGGCAATTATGGCCCGCCTGGCTGATTTCAGTAATGACGAAGGTGTGTGCTGGCCATCAATTGAAACCATTGCCCGCCAGATTGGCGCGGGGATGAGTACCGTCAGAACGGCTATCGCACGGCTGGAAGCAGAAGGCTGGTTAACGCGTAAGGCGCGTCGCCAGGGTAACCGCAATGCGTCGAATGTTTATCAGCTTAACGTTGCGAAGCTTCAGGCAGCGGCATTTTCTCAACTGTCAGATTCTGACCCGTCAAAATCTGACGCATCAAAATCTGACCCGTCAAAATTTGATGCGTCGAAATCTGGCAAAAAAGCGGGTTTTCACCCGTCAGAATCTGGCGGGGATCCGTCAGTAAAATCAAAACATGATCCGTCAGATAAAAAACCTTCTCGTCCGGACGCTTCGCAACCGGACACGCAGACGGCTGAACAGGATTTTTTAACTCGCCATCCTGATGCGGTTGTATTCAGCCCTAAAAAACGCCAGTGGGGGACGCAGGATGATTTGACCTGCGCACAGTGGCTCTGGAAAAAAATCATCGCCCTGTACGAGCAGGCAGCCGAATGTGACGGCGAGGTGGTTCGTCCCAAAGAACCGAACTGGACAGCCTGGGCAAACGAAATTCGCCTGATGTGTGTGCAGGATGGTCGTACTCACAAACAAATCTGCGAGATGTACAGCCGCGTCAGCCGCGATCCGTTCTGGTGCCGTAACGTGCTCAGCCCGTCGAAGCTGCGGGAAAAATGGGATGAGCTTTCCCTGCGCTTATCGCCGTCCGTCAGCACATACACAGAAAAACGTGAAGATCCGTACTTCAAATCCAGTTACGACAACGTGGACTACAGCCAGATCCCGGCAGGATTCAGGGGGTGATCATGAGTCTTTTGAATGAAGTTCAGAAATTCATTGAAGCCCATCCGGGGTGTACTTCCGGAGACATTGCGGATGCTTTTGCAGGTTACTCACGGCAGCGCGTTCTGCAGTCAGCAAGCAAGTTACGTCAGAGTGGGCGTGTGGCTCACCGTTGTGAAGGAGATACACGCAGACATTTCTCGCGCCTGACTGAGAGAGCGCAGGAGCCGGAACCACAACCAGTTCGTGAAACCAGACCTGTGCGCAAGTTCTATGTCGGCACTAACGACCCCCGGGTGATTTTGTGCCTGACCCGCCAGGCTGAAGAACTGGAGTCGAGGGGCTTATACCGTCGTGCTGCAACGGTGTGGATGGCGGCATTCCGTGAAAGCCACTCCCAGCCAGAACGAAACAATTTTCTGGCGCGTCGTGAACGGTGTTTACGGAAAAGCAGTAAGCGGGCTGCATCAGGTGAAGAGTGGTATCTCTCAGGGAATTACGTGGGGGCTTAATGAGTAATAAATATTGCCAGGCGCTGGCGGAACTGCGGAACAAACCAGCCCATGAACTGAAGGAAGTGGGCGATCAGTGGCGCACGCCGGACAACATTTTCTGGGGAATTAACACCCTGTTTGGCCCGTTTGTTCTGGATCTGTTCACTGACGGTGATAACGCCAAATGTGCTGCGTATTACACGGCGGAAGACAACGCGCTGGCGCATGACTGGTCAGAACGCCTTGCGGAGCTTAAAGGTGCTGCCTTTGGTAATCCCCCATACAGCCGCGCCAGTCAGCATGAGGGGCAATACATCACCGGCATGCGTTACATCATGAAGCATGCCAGTGCCATGCGTGATAAAGGCGGGCGCTATGTTTTCCTGATCAAAGCTGCCACCAGCGAAGTGTGGTGGCCGGAAGATGCAGATCATATTGCTTTTATTCGCGGGCGTATTGGTTTTGAACTGCCTGCCTGGTTTATCCCGAAGGATGAGAAGCAGGTGCCGACAGGCGCTTTCTTCGCTGGTGCTATTGCTGTTTTCGACAAGACCTGGAAGGGACCGGCAATCAGCTACATCGGGCGCGATGAACTTGAGTCATGTGGTGAGGCCTTTCTGGCGCAGGTTCGCCAGCAGGCAGAAAAACTGGTCAGGGAGATGGCGGCATGACGACGTTAACTCAATGCCAGCAGCAGGTGCTGGATATGCTGATTTCTTATCAGAAAGAACGTGGCTTCCCGCCAACCAATCAGGAGGTGGCAACCATGCTGGGATACCGTTCAGTGAATGCAGCGGTGGAGCATCTTCGCGCACTGGAGAAAAAAGGCGTCATCACGATAAAGCGTGGCGTGGCCCGGGGCATCACGCTTCATACCGCGGTGAAGGACGACGACAGCGAGGCGGTCGGGATTATCCGCGCACTGCTTGCCGGTGAGGCAAACGCCAGGCTGCGTGCAGCCCACTGGTTACATGAGAGGGGCCTGAAAGTATGAAGCTAATACTGCCTTTTCCGCCCAGCGTGAACACGTACTGGCGACACCCCAACAAAGGGGCGCTTGCAGGTAAGAGCCTGATAAGCGCGGCGGGGCGAAAATTCCAGAGCGCAGCGTGTGCAGCCATCATTGAGCAGTTACGTCGTCTGCCGAAACCAACGTCGGCACCAGCTTCAGTGGAGATCGTGTTGTTTCCTCCGGATAACCGGCTTCGCGATCTGGACAACTATAACAAGGCGCTGTTTGACGCCCTGACCCACGCGGGTGTGTGGGTGGACGACAGCCAGGTGAAAAGAATGCTGGTGGAGTGGGGGCCGGTTATCCCGGAAGGGAAGGTCGAAATCACTATCAGTAAGTACGAGAAAACGGCGGGTGCAGCCGCCTGATTAAGAGGAGAAACGAAGTATGAATAATCTGATGGTTATTGATGGTATTGAAGTTCGTCGTGATGCTTATGGGCGTTACAGCCTGAACGATCTGCATCGCGCAGCAGTAGCATCTGGTGCAAATGCCAGAACCAAGGAGCCAGGAAAGTTTCTTTCCAGCCAACAAACTGTTGAGCTTGTTCATGAATTAACCAACACCCAGAATTTGGGTGTTGACCCGGTGAGTGTGATTCATGGGGGAAATGAACGGGGAACGTATGTCTGTAAGGAACTGGTGTATGCCTATGCAATGTGGATCAGCCCGTCATTCCATCTGAAGGTGATCCGTACTTTCGATATGGTAACCAGCGCACCGGAAAAATTATCCGGACAGGCTGCTGACAAGATGCAGGCTGGCGTGATTCTGCTGGACTTTATGCGCCGGGAGTTAAATCTGTCTAACTCATCTGTGCTTGGGGCCTGTCAGAAACTCCAGGAGGCTGTTGGCTTACCGAATCTGGCACCGCGCTATGCCATTGATGCTCCTGCTGATGCACACGATGGCTCAAGTCGCCCGACACTGTCACTGAGTGCACTGCTGAAACAGTATGGTATCCGCCTGACGGCTAATCAGGCATATCACCAGATGGTGAAGCTGGGGATCGTCGAGCAGCGCGAACGATACAGCCGTACCGGGATTAACAACATCAAAAAATTCTGGTCGCTGACGGCGAAAGGCTGCATGTTCGGCAAGAACATCACCAGCCCCGCAAATCCGCGCGAGACGCAGCCGCATTTCTTCGAATCCCGATTCCCTGAGCTGTTAAAGCTGCTCGATACCGTTCATTGAGGTGACCGTGAGAGCACTACTGACCCCTGAAATTGCCCCGCGTATGGGGATCGTATTGTTCAGGCCAGGTTCAGAGCTGATGCCCCTGTTTATGCAGGGGCGTGTCCTGCTGGAGCCTGAGCCAGAACGTTATTCATCTTTCGCCAGTGGTGCCGTTCCGGCGGCATCACAACCGCTGGCGGATGATCCTGCCGTTCGGGCCGTGTTCCGCAATGAGGCAGTGATCCGTCGTGCTGGTGGCGTGGAATGTCTTGAAAGCTGGTTACTTCGTGAAAAAGGCTGCCAGTGGCCTCATTCCGACTGGCACAGCGAGAACATGACCACAATGCGACACGCTCCGGGCGCAATCCGTCTGTGCTGGCACTGCGATAACCAGCTGCGCGATCAGTTCACGGAACGGCTGGAATCAATGGCAACGGATAACTGTGCCCGCTGGGTGTTGTCTGTAGTCCGTCGGGATCTCGGTTTTGATGATAACCATGCCGTGACAATGCCGGAACTGTGCTGGTGGCTGATTCGTAATGACCTTGCGGATGCCTTACCTGAAAGCGCAGCCCGTAAGGCGCTGAGATTACCGAAACCTGTTGTGCCGTCTGTCACCCGGGAAAGTGACCTTGTGCCTTCGGTTCCTGCCACCAGCATCATCCAGGATAAAGCGAAAAAGGTGCTGGCGCTGAAAGTGGATCCGGAGTCGCCGGAGTCTTTTATGTTACGCCCAAAACGCCGCCGCTGGGTTAATGAAAAGTACACGCGCTGGGTTAAGACACAGCCGTGTGCATGTTGTGGAAAGCCTGCTGATGATCCCCACCACCTGATAGGCCACGGTCAGGGTGGAATGGGTACAAAAGCGCATGACCTCTTTGTGTTGCCTTTGTGCAGAAAGCATCACGACGAGCTGCATGCGGATACCGTGGCATTTGAAGAAAAGTATGGCTCTCAGCTGGAGCTGATATTTCGTTTTATCGATCGTGCGCTGGCAATTGGCGTATTGGCGTAAGTGGAGAACGAGCATGAACCTTGAAGCCTTACCAAAATATTACTCCCCAAAATCTCCAAAATTGAGCGATGACGCACCGGCGACAGGCTCAGGTGGTTTAACGATTACGGATGTGATGGCTGCGCAGGGGATGGTGCAGTCGAAAGCACCGCTTGGGTTTGCCTTATTCCTGGCAAAAGTTGGTGTTCAGGATCCTCAATTTGCGATTGAAGGTCTGCTCAATTACGCGATGGCACTGGATAACCCGACATTGAACAAATTGAGTGAAGAAACCCGGTTACAGATCATCCCTTACCTTGTGAATTTTGCCTTTGCTGATTATTCCAGGTCTGCGGCAAGTAAGGCTCGCTGTGAGCATTGTGCTGGTACTGGATTTCATAATGTATTGCGCGAAGTGGTGAAACACTCCAGAAGCGGGGAATCTGTTATCAAGGAAGAGTGGGTGAAGGAACTATGTCAGCATTGTCATGGTAAGGGAGAAGTCAGCACAGCGTGCAGAGGGTGTAAGGGTAAAGGTATTGTCCTGGATGAAAAAAGGACCCGGCTTCATGGCACGCCTGTTTATAAGATTTGTGGGCGTTGCAATGGAAACCGGTTTAGCCGTTTACCAACCACGCTGGCACGACGTCATGTCCAGAAGCTGGTACCAGACCTGACCGATTATCAGTGGTATAAGGGGTATGCGGACGTCATTGGTAAACTGGTAACAAAGTGCTGGCAGGAAGAAGCATACGCGGAAGCGCAATTGAGGAAGGTGACGAGATAAATGATTTTTGCTGAAGATGGCGACATGATGCTTGCATTTTTCAAAAAATATGGATAAGATTTTCCCAACGATGGGCTTTGTATGTCTACCGTTGATAAGATTTAGGAACCCGCCACTGAGCGGGTTTTTTGTACCTGTAAACTTGGTGCAGTACAGTAAACACGCTGGTGGTCGTGAATACTGACTTTTTATCTTGCTGGATTTTTAGACAAGAGTTATTGGTATGTCATGTTAACCAGAAGGGAAAAAGACATGCTAAAACAGCAAGATATGACAGAAACCGCCGCCGCAGTCCTTCATTTCTTACCTGCTGACAAGTGGGTAACGCCACGCATGATGACGAGAACTACCGGAGTAAGCGAAGCCCGGTGCCAGTTAATACTGACTCAGTTAGTTCTGGCGGGTCTGGCGAAGGATAACGGCGGGTACGGGAATAAATTCAGACGCTGCCAGTAATGGCGGTTTCCTGCTGTGAAAATGGGCGGCTGGTGGGTGTTGGTAGCACCTGCCAGCCATTCGCTCATGCTTACTGGTCACAAGCGAACCACGGCCCACTGCTTTAGCGCAAAAGCAGAGTGAGCCTACCAGAGTTACGCTTACTGATCCATGAAAAATACTGTAAAAATAAACAGTGTTGATTTAATCAACGCTGATTGCCTGCATTTTATTCAGTCCCTGCCTGATGATTCCATTGACCTGATTGTTACCGATCCGCCTTACTTCAAGGTGAAACCTAACGGTTGGGACAATCAGTGGAAAGGGGATGAAGATTACCTTAAGTGGCTGGACCACTGTCTGGCCCAGTTCTGGCGGGTGTTGAAACCTGCCGGAAGCCTTTACCTGTTCTGTGGGCATCGCCTAGCATCTGATATTGAGATCATGATGCGTGAACGTTTCAACGTGCTTAACCATATCATCTGGGCGAAGCCGTCCGGACGTTGGAATGGGTGTAATAAAGAAAGTCTGCGCGCATATTTTCCTGCCACAGAGCGCGTTCTGTTTGCTGAACATTACCAGGGGCCATATCGCGGCAAAAGTGACGGCTATGCGGCAAAAGAAAGGGAACTCAAACAGCACATAATGGCACCGCTGATATCGTATTTCAGGGATGCTCGTGCCGAACTGGGTATAACGGCAAAACAAATTGCCGAAGCCACAGGTAAGAAAAATATGGTTTCCCACTGGTTTGGTGCCAGTCAGTGGCAGTTGCCGAATGAGGCTGACTATCGGAAGTTACAGGCACTGTTTTCCCGTATAGCGGCAGAGAAGTTTCAGGAACAACAACTGGAACAACCACACCACCAGCTGGTGGCATCTTATGATTCACTGAATCGCAAATATTCTGAATTGCTGGATGAGTTTAAATCTCTCCGGCGCTATTTCTCCGTATCAGTCTCCGTGCCTTATACCGATGTCTGGACGCATAAGCCCGTTCAGTTCTACCCGGGTAAACATCCGTGCGAGAAACCGGCGGATATGCTCCGGCAAATAATCAATGCCAGTAGTCGACCTGGTGATCTGGTTGCTGATTTCTTTATGGGATCCGGTTCCACAATAAAAGCAGCAATGGCGCTGGGGCGTCGGGCGTTAGGTGTTGAACTTGAGTCAGAGCGGTTTAATCAGACGGTGAAAGAGGTAAGTGAACTGGTGGGGAAATAATTCTGGTGGCCACGTTGCGTGGCCTTTTTATTTCCAACACAGCACCCGCAAATATCGCGAGGTGAGAGATGACGAAATGCCTCATAACCCAAATACCTGGCTGGACTTGGTCCAGAGCTGGTGGCGTGGAGACACACCGCTGGGTGCAGTGATTATGTCGATCGTTATGGCTGGTTTGCGCATCGCCTATTTTGGCGGTGGTGGTGGCTGGAAGCGAAAAACGCTCGAGATTTTGCTATGTGGCGCTCTGACGCTGACCTTTGCATCCGCTCTTGAGTATGTCGGATGGCCTAAATCACTTTCTGTTGCCATTGGTGGTGGGGTGGGGCTGATCGGTGTCGATGCTATTCGTGGGGCTGCAATGCGAGTAATCGGTAACAAATTTGGTGGCTCTAAGGAGTAATTTATGCAGGTACTAAATTCCCAGCGTAAAGCTTTCCTTGATATGGTGGCTTGGTCAGAAGGAACGGATAACGGACGACAACCGACACGTAACCACGGTTATGACGTTATTGTCGGTGGTGAACTCTTCACTGATTACTCCGATCACCCTCGCAAACTTGTCACGCTAAACCCGAAACTCAAGTCAACAGCCGCCGGACGTTACCAGCTTCTTTCACGCTGGTGGGATGCTTACCGTAAACAGCTTGGCCTGAAAGATTTTTCTCCAGAAAGCCAGGACGCTGTAGCTCTGCAGCAGATTAAAGAGCGTGGCGCTTTACCGATGATTGACCGTGGCAATATTCGTCAGGCAATCGACCGTTGCAGCAATATTTGGGCTTCATTGCCCGGTGCTGGCTACGGTCAGTATGAACACAAGATCGATAGTCTGATTGCCAAATTCAAAGAAGCTGGCGGGGTGGTTAATGAAACTTCGCTATAAGCTGGTTATTTCTGCTTTCCTCCTGACTTTATTCGGTTCTCTCGTCTGGTCAGCTAACCACTACCACAGCAAATACCAGCGCGAAAAGAAACGTGCTGATGAGGCTGTACAAAATGCCGAATCGGCAACCGCTATTACCAATAACGTCCTGCAATCACTGCAAATCGTCAATACAGTTCTGGAGGCTAACCAGCATGCAAAACAGCAGATCACACTGGAGTCACAGAGAACCCAGGAAGATATCAAAGTGGCTGTTGCGGATGATGATTGTGCTTCACGTCCTGTGCCTGCTGCCGCTGCTGACCGGTTGCGGAAGTACGCGAACAGTTTACGTGCCTATTCCGGCGGTACCGTTGCCAGCAAGCCTGACTACTGAAACTCCCCAGCCAGTTATTCCCGATCCTCTGACCTATGGGGCCAGCCTGGATCTGAATGTGAGCCTGCTTTCGGCGTTGGGACAATGCAATATTGACAAAGCGGGGATTAGAAGTATCGAGATGCGCCGTAACGTTTTGCTGGCAGCAGGCAAATAGTCTGGACAAAGAACAGGAATATATTTATGCCTCCTCGAACCCCAAAAGCCTGCCGCGTTCGCGGCTGCCCCCATACCACCACTGACTCGTCAGGCTATTGCGAAAGGCACAAAAGCGAAGGCTGGAAGCAATACAAGCCAGGCCAGTCCCGTCATCAGCGCGGTTATGGTTCGAAGTGGGACAGTATCCGCGCGCGCGTCCTGAAGCGTGACAAAGGTTTATGTCAGTTATGTCTGCGTGCCGGTGTGGTGCGTGAAGCTAAAACCGTTGACCACATCATCCCTAAAGCGCATGGCGGCACCGATGCAGACAGTAATCTGCAGAGCCTGTGCTGGCCGTGCCATAAGACGAAGACGGCCCGTGAACGGCTAAAGTGATAATAATTCTCAACTGCTTGAGGGGAGGGGCGGGTCAAATCCCTGTGGCCTGACGTCTTCCGGACTGCCCGCCCCATCGTTTTTTTATACCCGCGAAAAATGAAATTTAACCAGGAGTGCCGCATATGGCTGGAACGGCGGGGCGTTCCGGGCGTCGCCCCAAGCCAACGGCGCGCAAGGCGCTGGCCGGAAACCCCGGCAAGCGAGCCCTGAACAAAGATGAACCTGTTTTTACGCCCATCAAAGGTGTTGAGCCACCAGAGTGGTTCGCTGAAGAAGATCTCCCTCTCGCCACGATCATGTGGCAACTGACAACCAAAGAACTCTGCGGTCATGGCCTGTTGTGCGTGACTGACCTCGCGGTGCTTGAGCGGTGGTGCGTGGCCTATGAGTTCTGGCGACGTGCCGTGAAAAATATTGCCATACAGGGCAACACCATCACCGGTGCAATGGGCGGCAGGGTCAAAAATCCGGAGCTGACCGCCAAAAAAGAACAGGAGTCCGAGATGAGCAGCACGGGGGCAATGCTCGGACTCGACCCCAGCAGCCGCCAGCGTCTGATTGGCCTGGCGGGGCAGAAGAAAGCCACTAACCCGTTTCTGAAAATCATCGAGTCATGAGCCGGAAATCTTACCCCAACGTAAATGCTGCCAATCAGTATGCCCGTGATGTTGTGCGCGGAAAGATTGTGGCCTGCCAGTTTGTGATTCAGGCCTGCCAGCGCCATCTTGATGACCTGATGGCGGAAAAAAGTAAGTCGTTTCGTTACCGCTTCGACAAGGACCTGGCTGAACGGGCCGCCAAATTTATTCAGCTGTTGCCGCACACCAAGGGTGAGTGGGCATTCAAGAGGATGCCCATCACGCTGGAGCCGTGGCAGCTATTTGTGGTCTGCTGTGCGTTTGGCTGGGTCAATAAAGGGTCCCGGCTGCGCCGCTTCCGGGAGGTGTATACCGAAATCCCCCGTAAGAACGGCAAATCGGCAATCTCTGCCGGTGTTGCCCTGTATTGTTTTGCCTGTGATAACGAGTTTGGCGCGGAAGTGTATTCCGGTGCCACGACGGAGAAACAGGCATGGGAAGTCTTTCGTCCGGCAAGACTGATGTGTAAACGCACACCCATGCTGACGGAAGCGTTCGGGATTGAGGTTAACGCCTCAAACATGAATCGTCCGGAGGATGGCGCGCGGTTTGAACCGCTGATCGGTAACCCCGGTGATGGTTCATCACCCCACTGTGCGGTGGTGGATGAATATCACGAGCACGCCACCGATGCGCTTTACACCACGATGCTTACCGGGATGGGGGCGCGACGTCAGCCACTGATGTGGGCCATTACTACTGCCGGGTACAACATTGAGGGGCCGTGCTACGACAAGCGGCGGGAAGTCATCGAGATGCTCAACGGCTCGGTGCCTAACGATGAACTGTTCGGGATCATCTATACCGTTGATGAAGGTGACGACTGGACCGACCCGCAGGTGCTGGAAAAAGCCAATCCAAATATTGGCGTGTCGGTTTATCGCGAATTTTTGTTAAGTCAGCAGCAGCGTGCGAAAAATAACGCCCGTCTGGCAAACGTCTTTAAAACAAAACACCTCAATATCTGGGTGTCGGCGCGTTCGGCGTATTTCAACCTGGTGAGCTGGCAGAGCTGCGAGGATAAATCACTGACCCTTGAGCAGTTCGAGGGGCAGCCGTGCATTCTGGCCTTTGACCTGGCGCGTAAGCTGGATATGAACAGCATGGCGCGACTTTATACCCGCGAGATTGACGGTAAAACGCATTACTACAGTGTGGCCCCGCGTTTCTGGGTACCGTATGACACGGTGTACAGCGTCGAGAAAAATGAAGATCGACGGACAGCCGAACGCTTTCAGAAATGGGTGGAAATGGGCGTTCTGACCGTTACCGATGGTGCGGAGGTGGATTATCGCTACATCCTCGAGGAGGCCAAAGCGGCGAACAAAATCAGCCCGGTCAGTGAGTCACCCATCGACCCCTTCGGGGCGACCGGGTTGTCACATGACCTTGCTGATGAAGACCTGAACCCCGTCACTATCATTCAGAACTACACCAACATGTCCGACCCGATGAAAGAGCTGGAAGCGGCAATTGAATCGGGGCGCTTTCATCATGATGGCAATCCCATCATGACCTGGTGTATCGGCAACGTGGTCGGCAAAACTATTCCGGGTAACGATGATGTGGTGAAGCCCGTCAAAGAGCAGGTGGAAAACAAAATCGATGGTGCAGTTGCGCTGATTATGGCGGTTGGCAGAGCCATGCTGTACGAGAAAGAAGACACGCTGTCTGACCACATTGAGTCCTATGGGATCCGCTCGCTTTAACTGAGGTAATTATGATCATGCTGATTCTCGCGCCTCTGGTGGGCGTGCTGGGGGCGCTTTTGCTGGCGTATGGTGCCTGGCTGATTTATCCCCCGGCGGGGTTTGTTGTTGCCGGGGCGTTGTGCCTGTTCTGGTCGTGGCTGGTGGCGCGATATCTCGACCGTACACAGTCGTCTGTCGGCGGAGGTAAATAGTGTTCTTTTCGGGATTATTTCAACGAAAAAGTGACGCACCGGTGACCACGCCAGCAGAGCTGGCGGATGCTATCGGGTTGTCCTACGACACCTATACCGGAAAGCAGATCAGCAGCCAGCGGGCCATGCGACTGACGGCGGTTTTTTCCTGTGTCAGGGTGCTGGCGGAGTCGGTCGGGATGTTGCCCTGCAACCTGTATCACCTGAACGGCAGTCTGAAGCAGAGAGCCGCTGGCGAACGTCTGCATAAGCTGATCTCCACGCATCCCAATGGCTATATGACGCCGCAGGAGTTCTGGGAGCTGGTGGTCACCTGTCTGTGCCTGCGGGGAAACTTTTACGCCTACAAAGTGAAAGCATTTGGCGAAGTGGCTGAACTGCTGCCCGTCGATCCCGGCTGTGTGGTACCGAAGCTTAACAGTAGCTGGGAGCCGGTCTATCAGGTCACATTCCCGGATGGCTCCACGGATGTACTGAGCCAGGAGGATATCTGGCATGTGCGCACGCTGACGCTGGACGGACTGGTGGGGCTGAATCCCATCGCCTATGCCCGCGAGGCAATATCGCTGGCGGCAGCGACCGAAGAGCACGGGGCCAGACTGTTCAGCAATGGCGCGGTGACGTCGGGTGTGTTGCGTACAGAGCAGACGCTGTCAGATCAGGCTTATGAGCGCCTGAAGAAAGATTTTGAGGAGCGTCACACCGGGCTTGGCAATGCTCACCGCCCGATGATCCTTGAGATGGGGCTGGACTGGAAGTCGATGGCGCTGAACGCCGAGGACAGCCAGTTCCTGGAAACCCGCAAGTTTCAGCTTGAAGAAATCTGTCGTCTGTTCCGGGTGCCGTTGCACATGGTGCAGAACACCGATCGCGCCACCTTCAACAATATCGAAGAGCTGGGGCTGGGATTTATCAACTATTCACTGGTGCCGTATCTGACCCGCATCGAACAGCGGATCAACACCGGACTGGTACGAAAAAGTAAGCAGGGCGTTTATTACGCCAAATTTAACGCCGGGGCGTTACTGCGCGGGGATATGAAGTCCCGTTTTGAAGCCTACGCCACCGGGATCAACTGGGGAATTTACTCTCCCAATGACTGCCGCGACCTGGAAGATATGAATCCACGACCCGGTGGTGATGTCTATCTCACACCGATGAACATGACCACGAAACCCTCCGATGGCAGTAAAGCCGGTAAGCAGAAGGATAACGCCAATGCAGACGAAACAACGTCTTGATGTACCGCTGAGTCTGAAATCTGTCAGTGACTCCGGTGAGTTTGAAGGGTATGGCTCCGTCTTTGGTGTAAAGGACAGCCACGATGATGTGGTGATGTCCGGGGCATTTGCTGCTTCCCTGCGGGCGTGGAGTGACAGAAAAGCGTTACCTGCGCTGCTCTGGCAGCACCGCATGGATGAACCCATCGGTGTTTACACCGAAATGAAGGAAGACGATGTCGGGCTTTACGTCAGGGGACGGTTGCTTATTGATGATGATCCCCTCGCAAAACGCGCACATGCACACATGAAGGCCGGTTCGTTAACCGGCCTTTCTATTGGGTACGTCCTGAAAGACTGGGAATACGACCGGAGCAAAGAAGCCTTTCTGCTGAAAGAAATCGACCTCTGGGAAGTCAGCCTGGTGACGTTCCCGTCTAACGACGAGGCGCGGATCAGCGACGTCAAGAACGCACTGGCCCGCGGGGAAATCCCCGAACAGAAAAAAATCGAAAGAGTCCTGCGTGATGTCGGACTCTCCCGTACCCAGGCCAAAGCATTCATGGCCGGGGGCTATGGCGCACTGTCCCTGCGCGACGCTGAGGATGTGGGCTCTGCACTGAATGCACTGAAAAATCTGAACTTCTAATCAGGAGAAATACGATGGCGGTTGATATTAAAGATGTCGAACAGGTCGCGCAGGAGCTGCAGCAGAAGTTTGACGACTTCAAAGCAAAGAACGACAAGCGCGTGGATGCGATTGAGCAGGAAAAAGGCAAGCTTGCCGGGCAGGTGGAAACCCTGAACGGGAAACTCAGCGAGCTGGAAAATCTCAAAAGCGACCTTGAAAAAGAGCTGCTTGAGCTGAAACGTCCGGCAGGTGGAGCGCAAAATAAACTGGCCACCGAGCATAAAGAGGCGTTTGTGGGCTTCCTGCGTAAAGGCCGTGAAGACGGTCTGCGCGATCTGGAGCGTAAGGCATTGCAGGTGGGTACCGATGAAGACGGTGGCTACGCCGTGCCGGAAGAACTGGATCGCAACATTCTTAACCTGCTGAAAGATGAAGTGGTGATGCGTCAGGAAGCCACGGTGATCACCGTTGGCGGTTCCGACTACAAAAAACTGGTGAATCTGGGCGGTACGGCTTCCGGATGGGTGGGGGAAACGGATACGCGATCCCAGACTGCCACCTCCAGACTGGAGCTGATTGAACCTCTCATGGGGGAAATCTACGGCAACCCGCAGGCTACCCAGAAAATGCTGGACGATGCCTTCTTCAACGTGGAGGCCTGGATCAACAGCGAGCTGGCAACCGAATTTGCCGAACAGGAAGAAATTGCCTTTACCTCAGGCGATGGCACCAAGAAGCCGAAAGGGTTCCTGGCGTATGAATCCACTGATGAAACCGACAAGGTCCGGGCGTTCGGCAAACTTCAGCATATTGTATCCGGCGAAGCGACCGCGGTGACCGCAGACGCCATTATCAAACTGATTTACACGCTGCGTAAGGCACACCGCACTGGCGCGAAGTTCATGATGAACAACAACAGCCTGTTTGCCATCCGTCTGCTGAAAGACACCGAGGGTAACTATCTGTGGCGTCCGGGGCTGGAACTGGGGCAGCCGTCCTCTCTGGCGGGTTACGGTATCGCTGAAAACGAACAGATGCCGGATATCGCCGCTGATGCGAAAGCCATTGCATTTGGTAACTTCAAACGGGGTTACACCATCGTTGACCGTATCGGCACCCGCATTCTGCGTGACCCGTACACCAATAAACCGTTTGTCGGTTTTTATACCACCAAGCGCACCGGCGGGATGCTGGTCGATTCGCAGGCCATCAAACTGCTGAAGATTGCAGCGGCGTAATCACTCAGGGGCGCGGAACCGCGCCCCCTGTTCTGACGGGTGAAGAATCATGATCCTGAAACAAGATCTGAAATGGTCACCGGACGGTATGCGTGTTGAGGTCATTCGGGCCGGTGAGTATGACGACGGGGCGCTTCCTGCCCGGGTGCAGGAGATTGCACTTCAGGCCGGGTTAGCAGAGCGCGGAATCAGTGCAAAAAGCAGTAAAGCGGCAAAAGAGAAAAAAGCCACGACCAGTAAAGAGGGCTGAGTATGCTTCTGACAATGGAAGAGATTAAAGCCCAACTCCGGCTGGATGAGGATTTCGATGCTGATGACCGCCATCTGCAACGGCTGGCCTGTGCGGCGCAAAAGCGGACGGAAACGTATCTGAACCGGAAGCTCTATGCTCCGGATGAAACCATTCCGGACAGCGATCCGGACGGGCTGCACCTGCCGGATGATATTCGTCTGGGGATGCTGATGCTTATCAGCCATTTTTACGAAAACCGCTCGTCGGTTACGGAAGTGGAGAAACTCGACATGCCGCAGAGTTTTGGCTGGCTTGTCGGCCCGTACAGGTACTTTCCGCAATGAAAATTCGTCAGGCGCAGACCAGCGCAACCTACATTCTGCCGGACCCCGGTGAACTGAATAAACGCGTCCTGATCCGCCAGCGGGTGGATATGCCCGCGGATAACTTTGGCGTGGATCCTCAATACCCGGTTGCGTTCCGGACATGGGCGAAGGTTGTCCAGACCAGTGCCACCACCTGGCAGGAAACCGCGCAGACCGGGGACGCCATCACCCATTACATCACCATTCGTTACCGCCGGGGGATCACCGCTGATTATGAGGTGGTCTGCGGTGACAGTGTGTACCGGGTGAAACGTCAGCGCGATCTGAACGGGGCGCGGCGCTTTCTGCTGCTGGAGTGTACGGAACTGGGCGAATTTACGCAGAGTCACGGAGGCAGCAATGGCGACTCCCTTTTTTCACGTTGATGTTCAGCAGCCCGCGGAGATGCGCTTTAACCGTGCCCGTGTCCGGCGGGCGTTTGTCACGATTGGGCAGCGTCATATGCGTGATGCCCGTCGGCTGGTGATGCGCCGTGCGCGGTCGGCACCGGGTGAAAACCCCGGTTATCAGACCGGACGCCTGGCTCGTTCGATTGGTTACATGGTGCCGGGAGCCAGTAAAAAGCGAGCCGGTTTTATGACACGCATTGCCCCTAACCAGCGCAACGGGAAGGGGAACCGGATGATCTCTGGTGACTTCTATCCGGCGTTTCTGTTTTTTGGTGTCCGGGGAGGAGCAAAGCGTCGTCGCAGCCATCATCGTGGTGCATCCGGTGGCAGCGGCTGGCGACTGGCTCCACGTAATAACTTTATGGTGGAAACGCTTGAAAAGAACCGCAGCTGGACACGCTATTTTCTGGCGCGGGAATTACGTAAATCACTGAAGCCGGAGCGACGACACAGATGAAACTGACGCCTGTTATTGCTGCGCTGCGTGCCCGCTGCCCGTATTTTGAAAACCGGGTGGCAGGCGCGGCACAGTTCAAAAATCTGCCGGAGGTCGGAAAGCTGAGACTCCCGGCGGCGTATGTGGTACCGGGTGATGACTCTCCGGGAGAAAACAAAAGCCAGACCGACTACTGGCAGGAGCTGAAAGAGGGCTTCTCCGTGGTTGTCATACTGAGTAACGGGCGTGATGAGCGCGGTCAGTTTGCTTCGTATGATGTGGTGGACGATGTCCGGCAGATGCTCTTTAAGGCCCTGCTGGGCTGGAACCCGGAAGCGTGCGGTAACCCGATTACCTATGACGGCGGCACGCTGCTGGATCTGAATCGTCATGAGCTGATTTATCAGTTCGATTTTTCGGTCATCAGCGAGCTGACCGAAGACGATACCCGCCAGCAGGATGACCTGAACAGTCTGGATGAACTGCGAACGCTGGCGATTGATGTTGATTATCTCGATCCCGGTAACGGGCCTGACGGCGATATCGAACATCACACCGAAATAACCCTTCCTTCCTGAGAATCTTCATGTTTGTGAAACCTGTTAAAGGGCGGTCAGTTCCTGACCCTGCCCGTGGCGACCTTTTGCCCGCCGAGGGGCGAAATGTTGACGAGAACAACTACTGGCTGCGCCGTGAAGCAGCGGGTGATATCCGGCGCGTGAATAAAAAGGTGAATACCGATGACGATAAGCTTTAACACCATTCCGTCGAATACGCTGGTTCCGTTGTTTTATGCGGAAATGGATAACCAGGCGGCGAATACTGCACAGGACAGCGGAGCATCACTGCTGATTGGTCATGCCAATAACGGTGCAGAGATTGTTGCCAACAGTCTGGTGCTGATGCCGTCGGCAGACTATGCACGCCAGATTTGTGGTGCGGGAAGTCAGCTGGCGCGTATGGTCGAGGCTTATCGCCAGACCGACCCGTTTGGTGAGCTGTATGTGATTGCCTTTCCTGAATCCACGGGCGCGGCGGCAACGGTTACGCTGACGGTGACCGGGGCGGCAACCGAAACCGGCACGGTGAATGTGTATGTGGGACGTACCCGCGTGCAGGCACCGGTGACTAACGGCGATAACGTCACGATGATTGCCAGCAGTATCCAGGATGCCATCAATGCCGTTCCGACCCTGCCGTTTACGGCTTCATCTTCGGCAGGCGTGGTCACACTGACCGCGCGTCATAAGGGGCTTTGCGGGAATGAAATTCCTGTCAGCCTCAATTACTACGGCTTTGGTGGGGGCGAAGTGCTGCCAGCGGGCGTAAAGATTGCCGTGGCGACGGGGACCGCCGGAACGGGCTCTCCTGTTCTCACCGGCGCGGTGGCTGCAATGGCGGATGAGCCGTTTGATTATATCGGCCTGCCGTTCAACGACACGGCCTCCGTTAACACGCTGGTGACCGAGATGAACGATACCAGCGGTCGCTGGAGCTATGCGCGTCAGCTGTATGGTCATGTGTATACGGCAAAGATCGGCACGTTGTCAGAACTGGTGACCGCAGGTGACCAGTTTAACCAGCAGCACATTACCCTGGCGGGGTACGAAAAAGAGACCCAGACGCCTGCCGACGAGCTGGCGGCAAGCCGTACCGCCCGCGCAGCGGTGTTTATTCGCAACGATCCGGCACGTCCCACGCAGACCGGTGAGCTGGTGGGTATGCTGCCTGCGCCGAAGGGGAAACGGTTCACGATGACCGAGCAACAGACCCTGCTGTCTCATGGCGTGGCAACGGCGTATGTCGAAAGTGGGGTACTACGCATTCAGCGTGATGTCACCACGTACAGGAAAAACGCTTACGGGGTTGCGGATAACAGCTACCTCGACAGTGAGACGCTGCATACCAGCGCGTATGTACTGCGCAAACTGAAATCCGTTATTACCAGTAAGTACGGGCGTCACAAGCTTGCCAGTGACGGTACCCGCTTTGGTCCCGGTCAGGCGATTGTCACCCCGGCGGTGATCAAAGGGGAACTGCTGGCAACCTACCGTCAGCTCGAGCGTGCGGGGATCGTGGAAAACTACGAACTGTTTAAGCAGTACCTGGTTGTGGAGCGTGATGCCAGCGATCCGAACCGCCTGAACACGCTGTTCCCGCCTGACTATGTTAACCAGTTGCGTGTTTTTGCCGTGGTTAACCAGTTCCGTCTTCAGTATTCAGAGGAGTCTGCATAATGGCCCGTATCGGGGGAACCTGTTATTTCAAAATTGACGGTCAGCAGCTATCGCTGACCGGCGGCATTGAGGTGCCCATGAACAGGACGGTCAATGATGACATCATCGGCCTGGACGGCTCAGTGGACCGCAAGGAAACTCACCGTGCGCCTTATGTCAAAGGGACCTTCAAGGTGCCGAAGAATTTTCCGGTGAACAAAATCACCTCGTCTGATGAGATGACCATCACTGCCGAGCTGGCGAACGGTCAGGTCTATGTACTGTCGTCTGCCTGGCTGCACGGCGAAGCGAACCATAATGCCGAAGAAGGCACGGTTGATCTTGAGTTCCACGGTGAAGAAGGGGATTACCAGTAATGAAAGAGCTTGAGTTAAAGAAACCGATTACCGCTCATGGCGAGACACTCTCCGTACTGGAGTTTGATGAGCCCACCGGGAAAGATGTCCGCGAGCTGGGATATCCCTACCAGATGAATCAGGATGAGTCCGTCAGACTTCTGGCGCATGTGGTATCGAAATACATCGTGCGGCTGGCGAAAGTGCCGCAAAGCTCTGTCGACCAGATGTCTCCGGCAGACCTGAATGCAGCGGCGTGGCTTGTGGCCGGTTTTTTCCTCCAGGCCTGACGGCTGAATACCTCACTGATCGCTTCTTTGACTGCGCCAGTTACTGGCGCATTAATCCCTTCGAATTGCTGAATATGCCGATCAGTGAAATTCCCTTGCTGGTCAGTCAGGCAAACAGGATAGAGCAGGAGAAACGCACACATGGCTGAATTTGAGCTTAAGGCGTTGATCACCGGTGTCGACAGGCTTTCTCCCGCGCTGTCGAAAATGCAAAAGAAAATCCGGGGATTTAAACGCCAGGCGGAAGAAGCGTCAAAGGGTGGGCTGGCGCTTGGTGGCGGACTGGCAGCGGGTCTGACGCTTTCCCTGAAATCTTATGCCGATCAGGAAAACGCCGCCACCGGGCTGAAAGTCGCCATGATGGATGCGAACGGCGAGGTTGGAAAGAGCTTTCAGGACATCAATAAACTGGCTATTGGCCTGGGTAACCAGCTACCCGGTACAACGGCTGATTTCCAGAACATGATGCAGATGCTGGTGCGTCAGGGGATCCCGGCAGAAAACATTCTTGGCGGTGTGGGTAAAGCGACAGCTTATCTTGCGGTACAACTGAAAAAAACACCGGAAGCGGCTGCTGAGTTTGCTGCAAAGATGCAGGATGCTACCGGAACGGCGTCAGAAGACATGATGGGGCTGTTCGACACTATCCAGAAGGCGTTTTATCTGGGCGTTGACGATACCAACATGTTGTCCTTCTTCACTAAAACCAGTTCTGTTCTGAAGATGGTGAACAAGGACGGTCTTCAGGCTGCACAGAGCCTTGCCCCCATCAGCGTCATGATGGATCAGATGGGGATGAACGGGGAGTCGGCAGGTAATGCCCTGCGAAAAGTTATCCAGTCCGGATTAAGCGTTAAGAAAATCAGGGACGTCAATAAAATCATGGCCCGCCAGAAACTCGGGGTACAGCTCGATTTTACTGACGGCAAAGGAAGTTTTGGCGGTCTTGATAACATGTTCAGGCAACTGGCAAAGCTGCGAAAACTGACCGACGTTAAGCGAACAGGCATACTTAAGGCAATATTTGGTGATGATGCCGAAACCCTTCAGGTGGTCAATGCACTAATCGATAAAGGAAAGGATGGTTACGATCAGATCCAGCAGAAGATGAATAAACAGGCCAGCCTGAATAAACGTGTTCAGGCTCAGCTTGGTACGCTGTCCAACCTGTGGGAGGCAATGACGGGGACCGCAACTAACGGCCTTGCGGCTATTGGCGGCGCATTTTCTGGTGACGCCAAAAATATCACGCAATGGCTGGGGGAGTTGGGGGAAAAATTCACGAAGTTTGCGGATGAAAATCCCCGGGTTATTCGCGGCGTCGTCGGGCTTGCTGCCGGTCTTGCGATTCTGAAACTGGGATTGATGGGCGTGGGCAGTGCCATCAGTATCGTCAGCAGGATCATGTCGATGACGCCGATTGGCATGATTGCGACGGCGATTGCCTTGGCTGCGGGATTAATTATCACTAACTGGGATGTTGTTGGACCTTATTTCAAGAAGCTCTGGGAAACCATTGGTCCTTATTTTGAGGCTGGCTGGGAACTTCTGAAGAAGGTTTTTGCCTGGTCGCCGCTGGGGATGGTAATCAATAACTGGGGACCGGTTGTTAAGTGGTTTCAGGATATGTGGGACAAGCTGAAGCCAATTATTGAGTGGTTTACCGACAGTTCCGGTGACACGGTCGATGCCATTAACTCGGCGCAGTGGGGCGCGGGTGCTTATGATGCTTATGGGACGGGAATACCGCCACGGGGATACACTCCTTATCCGGCGCAGTCAAACAACGCCTCCGGTGACACGGTCGATGCCATTAACTCGGCGCAGTGGGGCGCGGGTGCTTATGATGCTTATGGGACGGGAATACCGGCGCGGGGATACACACCTTATCCGGCGGTAGATCCGGCTCAGTCAAACAACGCCTCCGATGCTACAGGCCCGAATCCCTTCATGATTAACAAAGCTTCTGCGCCAAAAGTTGACGGTGAGATCAAGGTCTCTTTTGTGAATTCGCCTCCGGGTATGCGGGTTATGGAAACGCGATCCAGCGGTTTTGATATAAATCACGATGTTGGCTATACGCATATTGGCAGATGACGGAACCAGATATAATTTGTCTTTAAGTTTGTTATCAACTGAAGGGAAATCTATGGGTCTGTTACATGCCATTATAGGTAATGCCGGTGAAATTAATGCATCAGATGCACAACAGGAATTAGGGGCTGTTTTAGGTGAGGGAGAAAATGTCGAACTTGCCTATAAACTCATTCGTGACCAAATTATTCTGACTAACAGAAGGTTAATTTTTATTGATAAGCAGGGTGTCACAGGGAAAAAAGTAGAGTATCGTTCGATTCCTTATAAATCTGTGACAAACTTTTCTATTGAAACCGCCGGGCATCTTGATCTTGATGCTGAAATGAAGATATGGATTTCTGGTATTGCAGAACCGATAAAAAAACAGTTCAGTAAAGGAGCAAACATTTATAAATTGCAGGCTCATCTGGCTCAAAAAATAGCAGGGTAAACCTTACATTAATTTATGTCGTTCATGCCCACTTCGGTGGGCTTTTTTATATCCGGAGTTTATATGACGTGGAAAGACAGGCTTCAGGACGCGTCATTTCGCGGTGTGCCGTTTAAGGTTGAAGAAGAAAGTGCGGGAACCGGTCGCCGTGTGGAAACACACGAATATCCGAACCGCGACAAACCCTATACCGAAGATCTGGGAAAAGTCACTTTCCGCCCGTCCATCACGGCTTATGTGGTGGGCGATGACTGCTTTGACCAGCGCGATCGCCTGATTGACGCGCTGAATAAACCCGGTCCCGGCACGCTTGTCCACCCGACTTACGGTGAGCTGAAAGTCTGTGTTGACGGAGAGGTTCGGGTCAGCACATCGAAAAGTGAAGGGCGTATTGTCCGCTTTGACCTGAAGTTTGTCGAAGCGGGAGAACTCTCTTACCCCACATCAGGTGCGGCGACGGCGCAGACGCTGATGTCATCCTGTTCTGCACTGGATGACTGCATCAGTGACAGCTTCAGCGGTTTCAGTATCGATGGTGTGGCGGATTTCGTGCAGAACGACGTTATCGGTAATGCCAGCATAATGCTGGGGTATGTTTCTGATGCGATGAAAGTGGTGGATTCTGCCGTATCGGATGCCGCCAGGCTGTTGCAGGGGGATATCTCGGTACTTCTGCCGCCGCCATCGTCAGGCAAAAATTTCGTTGAGCAGGTGCAGAAAATGTGGCGTACCGGGAAACGCCTTTATGGTAACGCCAGCGACCTGGTCACCATGATCAAAACGCTTTCCGGTGTCAGCCTCGGCAGCGATCTGCAACCGCGCGGCGTCTGGAAAACGGACAGTAAAACCACCGCCACGGCGACGCAGCAGCGTAACGTGGTTGCCAGCACCCTTCGTGCGACCGCAATCAGCGAAGCGGCGTATGCCGTCACCCGATTGCCTGCGCCAACAACTTCCGCGGTGATGCAGAATGCCGCAGTGGGGCAGTCAACAACTTCCGCGGTGATGCAGAATGCCGCAGTGGGGCAGTCAACAACTTCCGCG